AGAAGAAGAAGAAAAGACAAAACAAAAAGCGTTTGAAAAAGAAGAACAAATATCAAAAGAAAAAGAATTAGAAGCTAAACAAAAAGCAAGAGAGGAAGATATTGCAAGAAGAAGAAAAGACAGTGCATCGGTAGGAACAAGAGGTATAACTCAGACTCCATATGAGCAGAAAGCACCACAACAACCGAGTAAATTAGGATTTGGACTATTATAATGAAAAGGAATAAGAGAGAAGAGGTAAAGTGGAACTTAATAAATTCTGCAATGGCAGGTTTATTAGTATTTGTAGGAGCATTTGCAGATGGAAGCATAACCCTAGAAGGATTTATAGCAGCATTAAGTGCAGCTACAATAATATTCTTGAATAAATTTAAAGAATATTGGACAGCGACAGGTAAGAAAGGAAACTACCAAATGTTCAATTTTGTATAAGGAGAGATAAAAATGAGTGAAACAACAAATATAGAAAAAGAAATAGAAATAAAGGAAGAAGAAAAGGTAGAGGACAATAGCATAGTAGCTAGAGCAGAAAGAGCCAATAAAGATTTAGATGAGAAAATAAAACATTATGAATCTTTAAAGGAAGAAGTAGATAATGCTAGGGCAGAACAGCTATTGAGTGGAACTTCTAACGCAGGACAAGAAGTTGTAGAGAAGAAAGAAGAAATATCTAATAAAGATTATGCAGAGAGAGCATTAACAGGAGATTACAATGGGAAAGAAAAAACTGAATGAAGATATAACAGTAGAAATAGGAACAGAGGAAGAAGTATTCTGGACAAAAGTATTGGAAGATACAAAATTAACAGTTTCAGAACACGAGAAAACACTTAAATTTTTAAGAGCAACTCTTGAAATGGCAGAGAATAAGCTAGAACAAGAGAAAGCTAAATCTTAAATAAGAGAAAAAGCATAAAAACAATAAAATGGCAAACGAAGCAACATTAAAATTGAAGATGGACGAACCTATTGATTTTATTGTTGCAGATGGAGCGGGTATTGAGAAAGGCACAATCTGTGAATTAACGGACCCGAGAACAGCTGCAGCAAACAATGGGGACGGAGACGTATTCGCAGGTATTAGTGCGAGAGAAAAGATAGCAAACGATGGTAGAACTCGATTAGCATTATTCCGTAGAGGAGTATTTGACTTAAAAGTCGGTGCAGTCGGTGCAACACTAGGAACATGGGTTGCAACTGAAGGTGCAAACACTATCAAAGATGCAAGTGAAGCAGAAATAGCAGCAGGTAAAGCAATAGGTATAGCTTTAGAAACTGGTGCAGCTGCAGAAACGATTGAAGTATTAGTAGGTGGATTCTAAAATGGCAGATACAGTAGAGATGCAAGATATTAGAGGATTGGACATTGATAGACTAGCAAAAGGTTTCGCTGAAGAACAATATATATTCAAAGCAGACTGCCAAGTTAGTAGCATGAGTGGAGATAGTATTAGATGGTTTCAAAAAACAGCAGGAACACTAGAAGCAACAAGCCCAAGTGCAACTAAAAACGTTAGTCCATTATCCAAACCAGCAACACTAGAGGTAAGCTGGACAAGGAACACATCATACATCAAAAAGTATTTCGTAGAAGGGTTTATATCTATGGAAGATATTAACACAGCAGAGCTAGATGTATTAGCAACAACTGTGAGAGATTTAACTCGAGTAATTGTTAGAGATGTTGATAGTGATATATGGGACGTAATGACTGAAAGTCAATCCCCAAGTTTAATACAAACATTTGCAACCACAGCAGTGGGTGGCGACCAATGGGACGCAGCAAATTATGCAGCAGATATAATTGCAGACCTAATGAATGCAAAAAGATTAATTTGGGCTCAAAACTATGACCCAGAAGGTGCAAGTTTATATGTATCTCCAAAAGATTATACAAGCATAGTTAATTGGTTAATCTCAGGTAAAGGTTCAAGCATACCTGGATTCTCAAGTGAGAAAATTAAGTCTGGAGTAGTTATGAATTTGTTAGGATTGAATGTTAAAGTATCAACAAATGTAACAGCAGATTATGCGTTAGTTATAGTTCCTAAAAAAGCAACTACATTCAAGCAAGGTCAAGGAACTACTGCAAGAGTTGTAAAAGACGAAGGTATCGGTAGCAGAGTAAGAGTATGGGAGAGTGGTATTGCATATAATACAGACCCGAAAGCTATTGTATTAATATCGGATACACAAACATAAAATGGAAGCTACACAAAAAAAGCTATATAACCATTTTGTAGAGTCTAAACAGATGGACAGAGCAGGAGAAATCCTAGCTGTCTATCCTCATTTCGAGGACAAACCTAAAAAGAAGTCCAAGAAAAGTAAAGACGAAGAATAACAACCTTTATATATTTCTTTTTTTTTATTATATTATGACTGCAACAGTTACAACGAGTGGAACTGTCCAAGAAGGACCTGGAACAGTTGGAACAAGAATTCTAGATAAAGAATATCCTTATGAAGAAGGCTTAATAGCGGGGACTACTAAACAGAGTGATGATTAAGATGGGCAAGATTATTACAAATAAATATATGCCTAAGAAAACTAATAAAGTAGTGCCTATTGGAGCAATAGGAAAAGAGCCTTTAGTATTACCTAATTATAGTGGAGTTAAGCGTTCATTAAACGAAGGTCCTCAAGAGTTTAATGTAATAAATGGAACTATACAAGAACTACAATCCACAAATATAGATGTAACAAATAATATTGCAGTAGGTGGAAAAGTAGATGGGATAGACATATATAATCATAACCATAACGGAATTGCTGATACTATGGGACAAACAATAGACCATACTCATTTAAATAATATTGGAACAAAAACTCACGCTCAAATTGATACACATATAGCCGATAGCACAAACCCTCACGGAGCAACATTAACACAAAGTAATATACTAATCCAAACCAGAATAGATATTCCTTTAAGTGTAAGTGGTTTCGGAGAAGGAACTATGTATGCATTACACAATACCAGAACGGGAACATACGCTTTATATATTAGAATAAATAGTGGATGGAGAATGACACAATTAGTCTAAAATGGAACAATTTAAACAAGAATATTTAAACGGACAAGTATTTATGACCGGAACACTACAAAGAGTAAATGGTATTGTAGTTATGGATAGTGCAGAGGAAAAATACATAAAGAAAGGAGTGGAGAAACTTTATAATAAATTTAGTCCAAGCTCGGTATTAGAATTAGGTTTCGGATTAGGATTAACAGCAGATAAATTCCAAGAATTAGGAATAGATAGACATGTAATAGTAGAAGCACACCCGATAATATATCAACAAGCTTTAGAGTGGAAAGAGAAATATCCAGATTCAGACATTGAAATAATACAAGCATTCTCTCAAGAATTTGAAACTGAAGAAAAATTTGATTTAGTATATGATGATAGGAGTGACTTCTTTTATAAAACACCACCACAGGATTATATAGAATACAATCAAGAAATGTTTAAATGGATTAAAGAAGGTGGGAAATTAGCAGGTAATGCGTTACCTGGAAATACACACCCGAGATTCGATACCGGATTTAATTTTACATTGAATAATATAAAATATTTTCAACCATGTTTATGAGCGGTCGTTTAGTAATTGGCTTCGCCTAATCACACACTCCAGTGAAAAGTTGCTATGTTAATAGGGGATTTGTTAAAAAAACAAGTATATACCACAGCGACTATAACTATATAAAGGAGAGAGTCTCAGATATTAGTAGAATATGGATTTTAAACTATGCGTATATTGTAAAGAGAAAATCTGGCGTGGAGATTGGGAACGAATCAATTTGAAAGCGACAGATTGGGCATGGGATACCTTAAAATATTGTGGGATAAAGTGCAGACAATATAAAAGTTTAGAGAGAAAAAAAGAAAGGAAAAAAATAAAATATCACAGTCATACAGTTAAGGACAAAGGACTTAACGGGACAGGAGTTTGAAAACTATGAAACAAACAATAAATGTATTAAGCATAAATAAGAAAACGAGTAAAACAGGGACTGAATTTTTTGTTGTTGAAACTAAAGACGGCAACATGACAGTTTGGGACGAAAACCTAGCTAAATCTTTAATGGCTTCTATTGGAAAAGATGTTCTTGCAGAAATCCAGACAAACGGCGAATTTAAAAACATTCGTGGTGTTGAAGGTGCTGAAGCAGTTGAAGGCAGTATAAATATACCCTCTGCACCAGTAAATAACAACTATAATAAATACTCTATACCTAATAAATTTGCAAGTGCTAAAGCAGATAAAACAAAAAGCATCTTAACAAGCTACGCAAAAGATTTAATAATTTCTGGAAAGACTGAAGAAGAAAGTATTGCATTGGTTAAAAGATTAATGGAGAGCTTTTAAAATGGTTATGGGCAGAGTGGAATATAGAATACTAGCAACGAGTTTGGGCTTTTTGCCAGTTGATATTAAAGAGGCTGTCTTGAGGATATTAACCCCTTACTTTATAAAAGAGGACCCGACATTTGATGAAGATTTATTCAGAGAGAGGGCAAAATGAATATAAATATATATGATGCTCTGGAATATATGAAAGAAAGAGGAATAAATATTATCGCAAAGGGAGACTTAAACCACAATTCCGATATATTAATAAGCGATAATTTTGATATTAATTTAAGGGGGAATAAAAATGAGTTGTGAAATGGTAGTCTGGTTTATGATAATAATCTTTGTTATATCGAACTGGGAACGATATTTAAAGATATTGAAATAAAACTATATATTGTGCCCTAAATCCGTAAAAGGTGCAATATTAAATATAAGACGCAGATTAAAATAACGAAAGGGTTTAGATCTAACTTTTAGGTCATTAAAAGTTCGGTCTAATTCCCATAAAGGAGAATATGTTTTAAAATGATAAATAAAAATGAAGTTCAAAACACATTAGTTAAGTCGGAAAGTCAGGATAGCTTTTCTTTCCGTTGGGGTAAATCCCCAGATGATAAAGTTAAATTGTATTATAATACAATAGAAGAATTAAAAGCAAAGCTTGCGCAGGTTATTGATGTGATAAGAGTTGCACAGGAAATAAAGGGGTCTAACAATGAGTGAAGCAGGAATATATACAACATGTAAGACAACAAGAATGGTTGCTGTTAAGAGTGATGTATTCGCTCAGTTAAGATTTATACATGATAGTCATAGATGGAGTTATAGCGATGTAATCAAGATGCTGTTAGATGAGTATTATAAAAATATTGTGAAAGAGGACTATTATGAGTACCACACAAGGAAAGGAATAGAGGTTTAAAGCGCCATTAAGCCCCTTTAAGCCCGTAATTATTGGAATGTGATGTAAGTATATTACTTTTATTAAAGTAAGTATATAAGCCGATACATTTAAATATTTACAATTATAAGAATACGCAGTATTCTTGTATAGCAGAGCAGTAAAGCACGACTCAAGAACACCCTAATAAAAGAGAGTGCAAGCTAACCAAAAGCTAACTAAAGCCTAACTGGGCTAACCAGCTAGCCTTTATGTATCTTTTGGTTATTGATAGCCAAAAGGCATATAAAGCCTGTTTGGGCTAGCCAACCAGTCATTATAAGTCTTTTGGCTGTTATTTCTATTAATCACGCGTTGGTTACTGCCGGATTAACCGTCAGCTAACCAATCTACTAACATTTAAGCTAGCCTGCGGGCTAGCCAATGTTGGCTTGCTCTGGCAAGCCAACAAGTAGGGGGCTCGTCGCAAGCTCCTCGCCCCCACTACGTGGGGGGTGAGAGGGTATTCTAATATGTGCGATTATTGGTGTTTTTATTGTTTGTGTGTTGTGGTATCCGCAGGGAAATTTTATATTTTGAAAGTATGTTTCAAATATACAAAAAATATATAAAGCAGTTAGTTTCTATATCTCTAGTAGCACAAAATCAAGAGTAAAAGTAAGTTTGGTTGGTGTGTGTGTTTCTTATAGTTTGGAGTATGTTAGTAGGGGTATGTAGTTGTAGGTTTTTTTCTTTGCTTCTTTCTTTTTAGGGGACACACATATACGAAAAGCATAAAACACACACACACTTTAATACCTAAATCTTTATATATTATATATTCCACACACAAATATGGCAAATGTAAGGGAAGAAAAAAGGATATATAGAGTGGGAGTAATTAAAAACTGGATTAATGATGCACAAAATAAAGGGAATGCAATCGATAAAGAAAAATTAATCGCAACTGCATCATTAGAATTTGGGGTATCAAGACGAACTGCATTAGAATATATTAACACATTAATACATTCTGGGAGCGTAACTTTAGAATATGCCGAATAGAATGTATGAAAAAGGGCGTAGAAAAGAATATAAAATAGTAAATCTATTCAAATCATGGGATTATGACGTTGCCCAACGAACAGCAGGGAGTCATGGACCTTTTGATATAATTGCGATTAATGCAAAAGAAAAAATAATAAAATTAGTGCAATGTAAGCCAGATACAATGCCAATGTCGCAGATTAGAAAGATATTACGGGAAAATAAACATTTAGAGGGAGATTTTAAAGTTGAATTTGAAGTTAGATGATTGGCAGAAAGAATTTATCAAAACAAAAGGAGATAGAGTCCTATGTTGTGGGAGACAAGTAGGTAAATCTGAAATTTGTGGTATTGATGCAGGAGAATACGCCATAAAGAATAAAAACAAAACTATTCTTATGATTGCACCCACAGAAAGACAAGCATTCTCACTTTTCAATAAAACATTAGACTATTTGATGCGGAATTATCGCTCATTTATCAAAAAAGGTAAGGATAGACCAACAAAAACTAAAATATTTTTAACTAATGGGGCTAAAATATACTGTCTCCCTACTGGATTATCGGGGTTAGGTATTAGATTCTTAACAGTTCATAAGCTATATGCAGATGAAGCATCTCGTATTCCAGAGGAAGTATGGACAGCAGTAACTCCAATGATGCTAACAACAGGTGGAGAGATGACTTTATTATCAACTCCAGCAGGTCCAGAGGGATATTTCGCCGATATTGTTGAAAATAGAATGAATGCATTTGATTCATTCACAAGATTTGCAGTTTCTTCTATGGAAGTAGTAAAAAATAGAGAAATATGTTCAACATGGACTCAATTTCAGAGAGAAAAAGCGATAGAATATTTAGAAAGAGAAAAAAAGAGAATGACAGTTCTGCAATACACTCAAGAATACGAGGGAGTTATTACAGAAGATTTAAGACAATTCTTCCCAGAAGGATTGATACGGTCATGCATGACAACGGTGGGAGTTTCCCAATCTCCTTTATCTCCCGCCGATTATTTCTTGGGAGTAGATGTTGCGAGAATGGGAGAGGACGAAACAGTTCTTTTCTCGCTTCAACGCTCCAAAAAAAAGAAATTAAAACAAGTGGATATGCAAATAACAACTAAAACGCTTCTAACTGATACAGTGCGTTTAATTAAATCTAAAGATTTACAATATAATTACAAAAAAATCTATATTGATGATGGGGGAATGGGAGTCGGAGTGTTCGACCCACTGCTAGAGGACCCACAAACAAAGAGAAAAGTAGTCCCCATCAATAATGCGAGTAGAAGTATAGACATGGAAAACAGAAAAAAGAAAATCCTAAAGGAAGATTTATACACAAACCTATTGAGATTGATGGAACAGAAAAAAATCACATTGAATGAAGATGATAGGATAATGCAATCATTGAAAGGGATTCAGTTCGAATATACCAAAGATAAAAACTTAAAAATCTTCGGAAAAGACTCACATATAGCAGAAGCACTGATTCGTGCAGCATGGTGTA